TTTGATGAAGCTGGATTGAATGGTGGATTAGTTATTGATGGAATTGCATTAAACGTATACGAAAAGAATTCCTTTAGAGGAAGATACACTACACTTCCTTGGAATTGGACAGTTTGCCATTATATCCTACATGATCCTAAAGTGCATTCTGGGTTGTGCTTTCATAATCCATCCCAAATAATTCTAGAATCTAATTATCAATCTGGAGTTATGGATCAAACAAACAACTATTGGCATACTGAATATTGTCCAATGGTTGAGCAAGGTGAACTTTTGATTTTTCCATCGTATCTAGAGACATCAGTTCCCATCAATACTTCCAATCAAATCAAAGCTACCGTTTCTTTTAATTTTAGGATTGTACCAAATGCAGACAGAGACTCTGATACTAAAGAATCTTCTGCTCAATGAAGAGTACGTCAGGAAAGTAATTCCCTTTGTCAAGGTTGAATACTTTTCTGACTTCTCTCATAGAGTATTGTTTAAATTAATCTATGATTACTTTACTGCATACTCATCTCTGTCTACAAAAGAGTCTCTTCTAATTGATCTAGAGAAAGTAAGTTCTCTCAGCGATGAGCAGTATAAAACTATCTGTGAAATTATTAAGGATCTGGATGATGAGCAAACCAATGAAGAATGGTTGTTAGATACTACAGAAAAGTGGTGTAAAGATCGTGCAATTTATTTGGCTCTAATGGAGTCAATTAAAATTGCAGATGGAAAGGATGATAAAAAAACACCAGAATCAATTCCATCTATTCTATCTGATGCGCTAGCAGTATCTTTTGATAATCATATCGGACATGATTATATTGAAGATTACTTAGAGCGGTATGAGTCTTATCGTAGAGTTGAAGATAAGATTCCTTTTGATCTAGAGATGTTTAATAAGATTACTAAGGGTGGTCTACCAAACAAGACATTGAATGTTGCTCTTGCTGGCACTGGTGTTGGTAAGTCTTTGTTTATGTGTCACGTTGCAGCTTCTGCCCTGCTTCAAGGTAAAAATGTTTTATACATTACTCTTGAGATGGCAGAAGAAAAGATTGCAGAACGTATTGACGCCAATCTTTTGAACGTTAATATTCAAGAGATTGCTAATCTTCCTCAGCAAATATTTTCTTCTAAGGTAAATAGTCTTGCAAAGAAAACTCAAGGTAAGTTAATTGTTAAAGAGTATCCTACTGCATCAGCCCACGTTGGTCATTTCCGTGCTCTTATTAATGATCTTGCTCTCAAGAAAAATTTCAGACCTGATATTATCTTTGTGGATTACCTTAATATCTGTTCCTCTCAACGGTTCAAATCTGCCCTGGTCAATTCCTATACGTTCGTCAAGGCAATCGCTGAGGAATTACGAGGATTGGCGGTGGAACAGAATGTCCCAATCATTAGTGCTACCCAAACAACTAGGTCTGGTTATGGGAGCTCTGATGTTGAACTCACTGATACTAGTGAGTCCTTTGGTCTTCCTGCTACTGCTGATCTTATGTTTGCCCTTATTAGCACAGAAGAGTTGGAACAACTTGGGCAGATTATGGTAAAGCAGTTGAAGAATCGTTATAACGATCCTACAATCTACAAAAGATTTGTTGTGGGTATTGACAGAGCGAAGATGAGGCTGTATGATTGTGAACAAGTAGCTCAGGAGAACATTGTTGACTCTGGCTATGAATATGATTCTGAAACCACTAAAAATTTAATTGATAAATTCGCTACATTTAAGATATGACTATTGATTTCAAACGTTACGAACACTTTGTAGATGAGGTCACCAGTGATGCATCTAAAGATTTTGTTTACTTGGCTGATCGCCTCGTTGAACTTGATTCTAAGGGTGCCAATATTGAACGACTGCTTACTGCTGGTGTTGGTATTAATGCTGAGGGTGGTGAGTTTCTTGAGATTATTAAAAAGATGGTTTTCCAAGGTAAGCCTTGGAACGACGATAACCGAGAACATCTTATTATTGAGCTTGGTGATATCATGTGGTATGTAGCTCAAGCAACTCAAGCATTGGGAGTTTCCTTTGAGGAAGTTCTTGAGCGTAATGTAAAGAAGCTTGAAAAGAGATATCCTGGTGGTAGTTTTGATATTCACTATTCGGAAAATCGCGCCGCCGATGATCGCTAAAGTACATCAAATATTTCCAACAGTTGTGTATCAAAATAATCTCAGTGTAGATAAAGAATCTATCTTATCTGCACTGAGAAATAACAATCACATACCAGTTAATTATGGAACTGGTGAGATGGAAGGAAAAATTTTATTACATAAAGATCCAGATCTTGAAGACTTCTTTGATGTTATTGTCAATGAAGTTGGAGAGTATTTGGATTGTTTTCATATATTAAAGAGTGAATATTTGATAGCAGTGACTAAGAGTTGGGCATCTACATCAGGTAATGGAAATTTTGTTCCTATGCATCATCATTCCTGTGCTCACTTGACCTTTATTTACTATGTTGATTTAGAAAGTCCCGTTGATCCTATTTGGTTTTGTGTAGATAAAAATCCAAATGAATGCTTCGGTGATCAATTCAAATCTTCATGGAGAAAAAATGAATTCAATGCGAATGAAGTTTACTTTAAAGTTTCTATAGGTGATCTGTTTATATTTCCTGGATCTTTAGCTCACTTTACTGCCCCACTAAAGGGAGACGTGGGAAAGAAAAGATTATCTATAGCTGGTGATATCTTATTGTTGAATACTAAAATGGATGTTGAGCAAGGATTAATGCCCCCCAATTACTGGAAGGTGTTCTAAATACCTGGGGAGGTATTTTGTATGGCATATAACGTAATACCAAAAACTAATACTGAGATGAGGAAAGCAAGCAAGTCATTGAATGACGATGCTGCAAAAGATGCGATGTTAGTTTACTCTTGTCTTCAACAAAGATTTCCAGAATTTGCAGATCCACTTGCGATTGACCCTAAAGTAAAATCTAAGGTTAAACTTTTCCGAGGTTTGAAAGGTGCAATTGAAATTGCAGAACTAAAGAAGAGTTGTAAGATTAAAGTCCTGGACATTTCATGGGGTGATGGATCTAGAGGAAACCGAGGAGCTAGTAATGCTGGCGGATTGTTTGAAAAAGAATTAGAAAAAAGTTTATTGGAATGGTTAGAAACAGGAGAACCTTCTGGAAAGTTTAAAGATTTTGCTCTGGATCTAGTTAATCAATATGAACTAGAAGACTGCGTTGCAGTTGAAGTTATAGCTGAAGGTGGGGAAAATAAAAAAAGACCAATGAAAATTGTTAATGGTCATTGGCACATTGGTGGAGCATCTCCATCTTCTGGGTATGATATTGGTGCCACAGTTACTGACATTACATTAAAGACAGAATGTACTGATGGAAGTAAGCATACAATATATCTTTCTTGTAAAACGAGTGGTACGACTACGCTTTCTAACCTAGGAACAAAAACCAATGTATTTCCTTTAGATCAAATCAGAAGTAGAAATATTGAAAAGGAATCTGGTATCGCATTACTCAAGACATTTGGATTGATTGAGGACGATTTTTGTTCCATTTTTATAGAAGCAGAATCTGGTAAGGTAGTTAGTGGATATGTAGATACAAGTCCAAACTACAATGCATCTTTACTGAAGGAATTGATTTTGGGGTCTATTGGATATGGATATCATTATTGTCATTTAACTAAAGGTCATATTAAAAATTTTAAAATGACCAAAGAGTTTGCTACAAAATGCGCCCAGATAAATTCCGTTACTAATTATTATGGTGGAAAGGGTGGCAATGCTCAAAGGATTGATATGGTTGTGGACACACCAACCATGGAATTTAAGTTTACCATTAGGGATACAAGTGGCAGCGGAGGTGGTATGCCAGATAAGCTTCAATCTGGATATAAATTTAAGACAGAATCTGAGTACACTGAGTTTGAGGATAGCTGATGGCAAATGTAGTTCAGTTAAAGCACCTTGAGCATATAGAAGATGAGATGTTTAACTGGGGATCTGAAGGATGTCATGCCTCAGTTAGATTCATGAAAGAACTTATCAAGATGCTTGGTAAAAAACAATCTTCTGCATTTATGCAAACGAAATGGGACGGCGCTCCCTCTGTTGTGTGTGGAATAGATCCTGCAAGTGGATTATTTTTTGTTGGTAATAAATCAGTATTCAATAAGTCTGGTCCTAAGATTGCATTTTCTGAAAGGGATGTTGATGTTTTATATCCAGAACAAGAAGGTCTTGCCATTAAATTAAAAATGGCATATAGATATTTTTCTAAATTGAATATCAAGGGGGTCATTCAGGGAGACTTGATGTTCACTCAGGAAGATAAAAAATATGAAAGAATTGATGGAGAAGAACTAATAACTTTCCGACCCAATACTATTACATATGGAATTCCAAAAGATCATCCCATTGGAAGAGAAGTTGATGTTGCTAAAATCGGAGTCGTTTTTCACACACATTATACTGGATCTGATTTATCTACAATGTCAGCTGGTCCAGGAGCTAATGTAAAAACACTTGTTAAGATTCCAGAGTGTGTAGTCATTGAAAATGACACTCCTATGAATGATATAAATGTTCCGTTTTCGGTTATAAATCAATTCACAAATAGCACTTCTAAGATAGAAAGAATGTGCCAAATATGTGGAGTATTCTTAAACGAATTGGTTGCGAACATGGGGACGACTGGAGATCAGAAGTTTCATGTTGCTTCTTTTATAAAACAATTTTTTAATTCTGAAATTAGAGAAGGTCGTGCTGTTCAAAATATACAAACAGTTATGAAATCTTTTGGATCTTTCTATCATACAAAGATGCTGAAAGAAATAGAGAAAGTAAAATCCGACAAAGGCAAGACCCAGAAAAGAGATTTGTTATATACTGGATTGAAATATATTGAAGAGCATGAAAGAGAATTTGCAGCTATGTTTGCTCTATATAAAGAGATGCAAATTGCAAAGAAGTTAGTTATAGATCAACTGGATCACCTTGAAACGTTTAGAACATTTGTTCAAACCGATAATGGATACAAGGTTACTACTCCAGAGGGATATGTTTTACATCATGAAGGGGACATGATCAAACTTGTTAATCGTCTTGAGTTTGCGTTCAATAATTTTAATATCCAAAAGCAATGGAAATAGTAAATTACAAATGTGTATATTTCACATTTGGTAGATTCCAACCACCAACAATTGGTCACGAAGAGAACTTTAAAGCAGTCAAATCTAAAGCTAATGGTTGTGATTGGTACATCTATTTGTCGCAGAGCGTTGACACGAAGGGGCAGAATCCACTAGATCCAGATAGAAAACTTTATTATGCAAAGAAGATGTTTCCTTGGGCAGCAAATAATCTTCGTAGTGGACCAAAAACTCCTATAGAAATATTACAAGAATTGCAATCCCAGGGTTACGATGATGCAAAATTTGTGGTAGGATCTGACAGGGTTCCTGCAATGCAGTTTATCAAAAAATATAATGGTAAGGATTTTTATTTTCGTGAATTGGATGTGATATCTTCTGGAGAAAGAGATGCTGATGGTGATACATTTGCAATCTCAGGAACAAAAATGAGAAGAGCTGCAGTTGCTGGAGATTTTAAAACCTTTCGTCAAGGAATACCTAGGGCATTAACCGATAAAGATGCTAAGGATTTGATGAACGAAATCCGAAAAAATATGCCCTAATATAAATATATTATTATAGCTCAGTATACTTCTATACATTCATGATTAAATTTAATGAGTTCAAAGACCATGTGATTCAGACCGAGAAGCGTCTGATTAGAGAACAGTATTATAAAAATGAGATATATCATGAGGGTCAGTGGATTCTTACTGAAGATAATAAGATCGGTAAGATCATTCGCAGGGGTCCTAACTATGTTCTTTGCTTAACTGCAGAGGAGACGACCTTTAGAACATGGATCACTGACATTAGAGAGGTATTTGAATTTGGCACTGATGCATATAGAGAGTATTTACAGTCTATAACTCCTGGTGAAAAGGTTCAGCACTTTTCTAAAATTAAAACACCAGCTTCCACAACAATTCCCATAAATAAAAGAAAAGATAAGATGGAATCAATGTCAACCGCCACTATTTCTAGTATTTTCTTAGGTGTAGATTCGGCTACCACCGCTAAAATTCATCGTGTTGTTGAATTAGCACTGAGGGATAATGAAGATTATGAGTCTATCATGGAAAATCTACGCTCCAATCTTGGAGTTACTAGACTAGTTGATATTGCGGAGAAGTATATTGATGCCATCATGGAGGCAAAGAACAAAGAAGGTAAGGAGCAAGGTGCTGACGGCAAAGCTTGCTGGAAAGGTTACAAGTATGCTGGCACTGAGAATGGTAAGGACAAGTGTGTTAAGTCTGAAGCCAAAGAAGTAGAGAAAGAAAAGGAAGAGAGGGGCGAAAAGAAGCACAAAGAAACTAAGAAGGAAGAGCAAAAGGAAGGAATGGATCCTGAAGAAGCTAAGAAGAGCTTAAGGAGACAGGAGATCAAAAAGAAAATCATTGAAGATAAGTATGAAAAGGCTAAAGAGCCTGGTGATATGCCTAAGAAGCGCAAGTTCACTGTGAAGCATGATTGTGCTACTCATGCTGAACATAGTGAGTGGGGCAGCGGCACCATGCTGAAAGAAATGCATACGTTGGATGAGGAAGGGAACATCACTCATTATGACGTTATGTTTGAGCATGGTATTGAAAAGAATGTAGCAGTTGAAGAACTGACAATCACAATGTCAGAGAAGCATGAGCACTTTATCAACTACGATAAGAACTCTGAAGTTCTGGACGAGAAGAAGAAACTTGATCCAGTTGGAAAAGAAGATGATGATGTGGATAATGATGGTGATTCTGATAAGTCAGATGAGTATCTGAAGAAGCGCCGTGCTACTGTATCTGCAGCAATAAAAGCTAAGAAAGAATCATTCTCATTCAGTGATTGGAGATCTCAAATCACTGAGAAGAAAAATTCTATGGTTGAAATCAATCCAAAGATTGAAGATCCAGAGAATGACAAACCAGGCAGCAGAAAGAAAATGCCAAAGGTTAATAATGAAGAGGTTGAGCAACTAGATGAGGTCACTCCTCCTGGCGCAAAATATGAGCGCATGGTCAAGCACATCAAAGCTGGTTATAAGAAAGGTGGTTTGACCGATAAGGAAAAGAGCATTGCTTATGCTACTGCTTGGAAAGCAAAGAACAAAGAAAAAAGCGAAAAGTGATTTATGAAAAAAATTTGGTGGGAGGATAGGATTTCATCTCTGTCCTCATTTTGTAATCTCTCAACAGAATTTAATGTTATTATTCCAGAAGTTCTAAAATTCATAGAAGCAAACAAATCTTTGTTTGAAGAATGGGTTTTGGATCAATGGGTTGATGATAGAAATCTTGGTAGAGTTCAACTATGGGAAGGTGCTTGGAGAGTCATTCCATTTCCCATCAATTGTGTAGGAACTACAGCTACCGATAAAGATTTTGAACTTAGTGAGATGGTTTCCTTTACCAAGTTATTCAATACTACAACAGAAAGAGTTCAGGAAGAACTTCCTAGGATCAGAAAAGTCTTTGAGGAAACTTGTCCCAACACAAGAGCATTCCTTCAGGATGATATTGATGGAAAGATTTTAAAGTCTGCAACTATTTCCAAATTATCACCTGGAACTAAAATCAATCCACACCAAGGTGATGTTGATAGTTTGAGAATTCACTTTCCAGTAGTAACAGATCCTGGCGCTTGGTTAAGTGTTAGGGGAAGAAAAAGAACCTGGGAGATTGGTGAAGTATTTGCTTTTAAGGATCATAACAAGCATTGGGCTCAGCACAACGGTACGCATGATAGAATAATTGTAATACTTGATTACAGTATTGAGCAATTAATTAAATATGGTATTGATTTGACTGATCCAGATGATGAATTTGAGATTGACTTTGACTAAATAAAGCTGCCAAATGTATGGTAAATGTCATGGGAGCATTAGTCGCAGTAGCAAAACCACTCGTTCTTTCACTAGCAAATAA